GTCCCCCCGTTGTATCCATCCATACGAGCGGACGGATCCCGTTTGCGTGGGTGGTTAATATCCAACCTAGCGAAAGGAGTAGTTGTTATGACTATTAAGACGCGTGTAGGTGACCTTGTAAACCATCAAAATGATTGGAAGGTTTACAGTTACCCACCATCTGCTGCAACTCTCAAAAATGAGGGTACCAGCAACCAATGGCTTGAGACATCCACTGCCGTAATTAATTACGAGAGTGGTCGTGGCAAGTTTAATGCGTGTAAACACGCTAAACTCAAGCAATCTTGCTTGAATCCCATATATTACTATGGGGATACTGCCAATTATGTCTTATCCGAATGGGTCTTCATCCCAAATACCCTTGACCAAGCGTGGAGCAATTTCGGCACAAGTATAAGTAGCTATGTTGGCTACAATAGTGCTGAGTTCGCCCAACGTGCAATCGAGGTTATGACTCCTTCAATGGAGTCGGGATTTGAGGTAAGCAACTTCTTGTATGAATTCAAGGATGTCGCTTCTCTCTGGACTTGGTGGAGTAAAGGCAAAAGTTTCTTTAGAAACTTGAGCCAAGGGTCACTTAATTACAGCTTTGGCTTCTTGCCGTTCATTGGAGACGTTAAACGCCTCTATGAAGGATTGAGTACCTTCTCTGAACGACTAAACAGCCTGAAAACAGGCGCAGGAAAGCCGCAAGTGCGTCACTACTCGGAGGTCGCCAGTATCAGTGATCAGGAGTCAGTCACCTATATAAATGGTGGCGCAGATCGTGTTACGACCTGCTTGACATTTCCTGAAGGGGTGAATTATACCGCTACAATGCGGTATACCTACCAGTTTCCTGACCTGGATCGATTAAACTCGAAGTTATACGGGTTTCTCGATTCAATGGGCGCTCAATTGGACCTTTATGTCCTCTGGAACGCAATTCCATTTACCTTTGTTGTCGACTGGTTTTTCAATGTCGGCGATTTTCTGAAGCAATTCAGAAAGAAATGGATACCTGTTACCTTATATATTAAGGAATTCGGTGTCTCATTAAAGGCGTATGGTCAGGAGACGTGTTCTGTTAACCGGTATTATAACCGGCAGTTCCCGTCTGGTGAGGTTGATCATTGGGTACGTGATTACACGTATTACCATAGGAAGCCCCTTAAAGTTGAAGACAGGTTATTTAACTTGTCTAAAACCGGTTCACTGACAACTCGCAAGTTCGCGCTAGGTTCTCTGCTCTTAGAGCAGAGAGTAAATCGCCCAGTGCGGTAGACTCACGTGTGCTATCACACGGCCGCACTCCATCTCAAACAATGAAAGGAGCACTACCATGTCATTTAGCTCAGACGGCCAGGTTGAAGTGCAGGATTCTACACCTGCAACTGTAACCTACTCAGAAGTTCAAAATTTCGGAGATCGGTGTATTTACGCTGATCGCACCCGAGAAATCGGGGTACCCCGGCAACTGGTGATTTCTCATCAGAAAGTCGGATCCGGATCGGACGCACGTTTGCGTTCGATGGTCAAATTCTCTAATAACGTGGAAAACACGTCGTTGGAGGGTGATATTTTAGAGCATAGAGTCCACATTGTTGTGGACACGCCTCTACGTGTGGTCGGAAAGACCGACGTCGAAGACGTTTTAGCTCAATTGCTCGATTTTCTGGGCAATAGCACCGTTGTTGACCAATTGATGAACCAAGAGGTTTAACCCTAAACAGGCTGTTGGCCTAGCCCTATTTGGGCGTGGTAGGCTTTTGGAGGTCGACCTTTGGAAAAAGGCAACCCGAAAAGCCAAACCAAAAGCAGAGGCGATTTACTCGCTTTCTGTTTAGGACTTTCGCTTAACCTGCTTACAGACGTTCTGCAGCAGGCAGGTCTGGAACCCACGCGTGACTGTGAAACACTATACAGTCGTGCATCTTCAGAAGGTCTTGGTTTTCTTACCAAGACTCTCCCCAATTTTGGCAAAAGTATAAACTTAGCCTTAAAAGGTGAGCGACTCTCAATCCACGGTTTTAGAAAACTACGTGGATCAGCAATACCTCATTTTTTGAAGGAGTTGCTTAGTCGTATTTTTACTGAAGACGGTTACGTGCGTGAAAACGCAGATATCTGCGCAATCACGGATGTTACCCAGATTTGCTTTACTTTTTACAAATTGGAGGTGCCTTATGACAAACGAGTCACGGACAAGGTTTTATCTAAATTTGTCCGTATTGATCAGTCGCTTCCCGAAAACTTTGATCATTTGGGTAGTGCTGATACTCGCCTTGAGCCTAATGTCTTACGAGAAGCCCGAAGTCTTATTACTAAGACTCTTAGGCATTTTAATCACGTAGATATTAGTCCTCAACATGGCCCTGGTGCTGTTGCAACAGGGGAAGAACCACACGAAAAGTGGAACTTCAAACGTTTATACGATCATGTTGAAGAAGTTTACCCTTTTCTGGAGTATTATATGCTCTCAGAAAAGCATCGTTTTGACGAATGGCCACTTTATTGGGATTTAACCCATGAAAAGGAAGCTACCGCCAAAGTTGTGCTAGTCCCAAAAGACAGTAGAGGGCCTAGGCTCATTTCATGTGAGCCACTAGAGGTCCAATACATCCAACAGGGCTTGGGTAAAAAGCTCGTTGCTCATCTCGAACGTCACCCGCTTACCAAAGTTCATGTTAATTTTTCTGACCAAGGTATTAACCGTCGGCTGGCCCTAGAAGGGTCAGTTGACGGTAGGTGGGCAACACTAGATTTGAGCGATGCCTCCGACCGAG